TTTGCGCTGTCCGATCACCTGCCAAGCGTACGCCATAGCGTCCACAACATCATCATGCCTGCCAACCGGGAATGATAGCAACTCATCCTGCCAGTAAGGTGGCAACCCTTCAGTATGGATAACTTGCCCTTGCTCGTACCGGGCTTCTAAAGGCCCAAAGCGGGTCACTTTGTCACGGTCTGGGCGGATGCCCCGTATCGGTAACTTTGTCCGCCTCATAAGCTCTTGCACAACAGCGGCCTGATACTGCACCTGCTCGATGCCTATCATCGTAGGTTTCCACTTATCCGCCATCGCCTCTATGAAGCGCAACACGGAAGCAAAGTCTGCACGGGTACGGTTGACATCCAGAACGTAGATCGTGCCGTCATCTGCACGGCTCAAAGCAACCACGGCGGTGTAGTCTGCTTCCGCCTTGGTAGATATAGCAAGGTCAACGCCAAGGTAGACCGGCAATCCTTCAGGAGCATCGCCAAAGCGTAGCCACTCCCGCTTGATACGAGCGCCCGCAGCATCCACGAACTCCGCCAGGTACTCTTGCCGGAAGGCGATACTTGGCAGTGACTCGCCGGCTTTGTCTACTTCCAGCGGGTCTATCCAAGGGTTAGCCGTGGTTGGCATCTGCCAAGACATCCAGTCGGGATCTACAGCAGCCATAGCATGAAGTGATTTGAAGTAGTTACTACCTTTAGGCGTTGACAGAAAGAAAGCATCTCCCCGATAGTCGGTGAGCGTTGGGCGTATGGCTTCCGTCCAGGCTTGCTCTAAGTGCCTAGCCATTGCCGCTTCATCGATGATTACCCGTTTGTACTTGCGACCACGGGCAACGGTAGAAGGGTCATCCAAAGTCCAATAATCGATTGCAGCACCGGTTATCAACTCGATGCGTGGTGCAGGTGTCTGCACAGCTCGCCTGATGACTGGCTGGTAAATCCTGTTATGGTCGTTGTACGCTTCCTCTAGCAGTCTGTAGGTAGGTGCAAACCACGCGCAGGGCAAGCCGTCTTTCAGTACCGGATCAGATAGCAGATTCCCGCCCAAGGTGGTCTTGCCGAAACGTCTCCCGCAGGCAAGAACATTGAACCGTTTGGCTTCCCGTAGAATCACCTGCTGGGCTTCGTGTGGCTTGGGTAGGACTAGTCGAATATCAGGCAACAGGTTTGTCCGAATACTCCACGATGACCTTGACCGGGCTACCGTCTGCGCCAGTCTGCTCTACCCGGCTAGACCACTCGGCTTTGTGCTTACGCTCAAGCCACCATGCTGCCGCTTGCCAAGTGGTGTCAGCTGCTCGCTGGATGATAGCAACGTTCCGAACTTCCGCATCGCCCTCTGCTTTTTCTATAGCGTCCGAGAAATGCGGGTTTGACTTCAGCCAACTTGCGAACGTGTCTTGTGAAATACCAGCATAAGCGCATGATGCACGTCTGGTATTCCCTGCCCTCAGAGCGTGAGTTATGCGGGTTACCACTTCATCGTTATACTTGGTTGGTCGTGCCATCTAGTACCGCCTTCTTGCCTGTAGCGTTTTCCCATCGCTGAATGATTACATCGCAGTACTTAGGGCTTATTTCCATCCCGTAGCATTTGCGGTTAGTCTTTTCCGCTGCGATCAATGTAGTACCCGAACCAAGAAATGGGTCAAAAAGATTAGAACCGCTGGTTTCTAGGTATTCAATTGCAAATTCCATTACTTGCATTGGCTTTTGTGTTGGATGTACTGAACCATGCAAGGCTGCCCTGTTTACGACAACGCACCGCAGGGGCTTTACTTGGTTTGTCCATGCTAGTTCGCCATCTGACATCGTCAAGCCGTCTTGACCTTTGCTCCAATAAATCCACCCACGAGATGCCGGTAGTAAGTCAGCAAAATAGTTACCGCCCCATATTGCCGTTGGACAATCAAAAGACATCAAGAGTTCAAACAGTTCTTTTGAGGGTCGTTCTTTGTCCCATCCCATAAACTCGTGCGCTTTGCGGTTATGCTTTGGGTTTGCGTTTATGCTTTCCTTTTGACCATCTATACCGATTCCATAAGGCGGGTCAGTTACAACAGCATCAACCGTAGCACCATCCATCAACCGCTCAACATCATCTGCCTTGGTGCTATCACCGCAAAGCAACCGATGGCTACCAAGAATCCAAAGGTCTCCCGGCTGGCACCGTGTCTCGACTACCTCCGGCACTTCGTCCGGATCGGTTAGCAGTTCCTCCGGCTCGCCTGTCCCAGTCAAGGAATCAATAAGCGCATCAAGGTCAACTGCCGAGTATCCCGTACCATCAAGCCCGATAGGCGTGTTAGCAAGTTCGGCTAAGATGTCGGTAATCTTGGTTGTGTCATCTTGCCCAATACGGGTTGTGCGGTTGTCTACTACCAGAATACGCAGCTCTTCTTCTGGCGTAACGTCAACCCATTGAACAGGTACGGTTTCCCATCCTAGAGCCTTGGCAGCCATTACCCGATGATTTCCCGCTAGGATGTGCTTAGTAGCCGTGTTGACAACCACAGAGCCGTACCAGCCATTAACAGCCAGTGACTTCTTGATGGCTTCTACATCCCCGTGGTTAGCGTTGCGTGGATGATGTTTGAGCAGGTCAATAGCGACCTGCTCAATTTGGAGATTGATAACTCTACTCATCTAGATTCTTCCTGATTTCAGCACTGGTAGCCCAGAGCATAGCGGCGCGTAGCTTGTCCTTGCTCATACCTTGAGCCTTAGCCCGTTTCTTTACATCGTTATACAGCCACCGTGTATACATCTCTGACCATACCGCCAAGCATCCAGCACCCAACAGGACACCAAGAGCAAAAAGAATCATTTGGCTACCTCCCAACCTTGCAACTTTGATGCAGTGAGTAACCGTACCGGTCGTCACCTTCACTCTCATCCATGTATCGGCCTTTGTCTGCTGGATCCATGTAACCTTGAATAACCCAGTAAATGCGTAAGCGCATCATGTCATCATCTTTGATAAGTTCGCATGATTGCCCGCACCAGTAATGTGGCGGTTTAGGTTTTTGAACAAGCTCTGGAGTTTTTATGTGAAGTGTTTTTAATCTTCCTTGCCATTTGACATATTCATCCATCCGTTGGATGTTGGTTTCATCAGCCCACATCTGAAAAAAGTTTTCTGACAACCCAAAGCCGACAACCTTTTCATTGTCAGCAATGCGAGATGTAATCCCTATTATTCGTCGCATGGAATGTACATTAACTGGCAGTTCGACTTCTTGCATTGCGATATGCCTGAGGTTTCCATCTTTCCATCGATATGGTTCGCATAGCGTTAGACGTTTTAGCATAGGGCTGTTAAAGCTCTGCCCTATAGCCCATGCCTCTAAGTCTATAAACATCTTCATGAGAAGTTTATTCATTTGGCTACCTCCCCGGTTCGTGGGTCAAGCCTGACAACATCCCAGTCAGTAGCGAACAGGTCACCGGGTGAAAGGCTAAGTTCTTCCAACTGCGTAACGCGTCCCCCTGGGCCATGCAGTTCAAAAATATTCCATAGCTCGGAGTACCGCAGGAATACGGCTCCTCCCCACTCACCGCGCCATACAGCGTTACCGCCACCAGCCATCAAGGCTTGAATCACTTCGCCAAATCTCATTCGATTATTTCCCAGTCACATTGACAGACAATGTCTGCTAAAAGTGACGCAAATGCTGTTTCTGAACTGCATGTATTCAGTATCTTGTAAAGGTTATTTGAAACGTATACTGTCGCATAATCATTTACATGAAGTGCATAACCTGCCGTTGTTTTTGACAGAGGTTTTTTCGTTGAAAACCATAAATCACTATCTGTATCCCATCCTCGACGTGTGATTTGATATCCGTCATTTAATGCTTGAATCACTTCGCCAAATCTCACTACACTACCTCCCAAAAGCTAGACAACAAATCTTTAGATGTCAGTTGTAACGCTGTATAGATTTGTGTTCTACATTCTTCGCCATCTATAACTTCGTAAAAGTCAAAAGTGTTATGGTCTTTGTCATAGACTAAGTAAGCCGTAGTACTTTCCCAGTTGGTTTTACGGATGCGCCTACCAGCCATCAAGTCTTGAATTACAAATTCAAATGTCATTTGATTACTCCCATTGTGATCGGCAGGTGTTCAGCCATCAAAGCTTTGATGCTATCTGCTATCTCCCTGTGCTCTAACTGCGTATCTTCCTGCGTTCTTAGCTGCACGTAATGAATCCAAGACCGTATGCTACCAGACATATACATCGTTGTCGGAGTGCAAAGCGGTAGTACCATCCTTGCAGTCTCCGCAGCGATACCGGCTTTGATCATTTCGTTGTATGCATGGTAGCCACGAGAGACAGACAACTCAGCGTCTAAAATGACTCCTTGCATTTCTGCATCTAAGTCATCCCTTTCTGGCATGG